AGCCCGTGTACACGTCACCTCGGCCGAAGGCTTGGCTCCTTTCTCTAAATCACTTAAATCCCTGGATACTTCATGATTGCTTTCATTGTCATCCATCCTTTTTAATTTTCATTAATCGCTACATATTCTTCCATAACCTTAGGATTATTTCTGTATATTTCGAAAACTTCAAATCCTAAAAATTTCAAAAAGGCTATCACTTCTTTATGTGTATCCCCTTCATATCCGTCTGTATAAAATCTAAAATAATTGTTATTCTTCCCTACGTAGGTAAAATGTTCGCCTTCTCGATTCCCAATAACAATTACATCTACTCTTTCCTCCATCACTATTTTCTTCCCTTCTTCATCTCCTTCCCGCATGTTGCAAAATGCGAGATATATCCCAGCTGTGTTCCTTCTCCTCCAGATACCCGGTCGGCAGAAACGACCTCACCATTCTGCGACACAATTCTTTCTTTTCCTTTTCCAAATTCTGGGACTTTATAACAAATCACTTCTGGATCACATGGCATGTTTTTTCCGGCCTTTGTCTGTATCCATACAATCTGCTTCCCACAATACCTGCATTTTACAAGTCTCCTCGAAAATATCTTCATCATTTTCCTCCTTAATCTTGAATCCAGTAAAAGCCTCCCAGTAGCTCCAGCGCAAGAATACAGTAGCCCTCCTCCAACCCCGTATAATCTTCCAGGATATATGTAATCCCGGCTTTTAATGCACGTCCGGTCTTTATTCCCTCTCCCCATTCTTCCATTTCCAGGATATCTCCGACCTTATAGCCCCTGTCATTCCTGCATAACTCAAATTTCAACCTTCCGCTACAGACAGCGTCAAAACTTTTTACCGCTTTCCGCAGCTTATGGATCCTGCTACCGCTCTTTGTCTGACTGCCGTTCCTTGTCTGATCTTCGGTCTCCATTTCGTCCGAGGGAAGGTGCTTCATTTTCTCTTCGTCTTCCATTTCCCGCAGTTTCTTCCTTGTCTCCCGGTCAATCCGGTCCTGCTCTTCGGAATATCTCTGCTCTTCTGTTTTTTCCGCCTCTGCCTTATTCACATACCGGTCACACTTCCGGCATGTCCCGGTCTTTACGTTACAATCCGAATATCTCTTGCAAGAATAGCAGAGAGAAGTAATGCTTTCCGGGTGCGCATCTTCATAATCATCCCCCGGGCGGAAAGGTTTCTGACGCTCTTCCTTGGATTCCTGCCCGGTGTCAGATTCTGACACCGCCTCTGTCACTTCCTGTTTGTTCCAATCTTCCGCCTCATCGTTTCCTCCTTCCGACCTTTGGTAATCCTGCTGCCCCTCTTCCTTTTTCATTTCCTTGACGGCTTTATGGGTGATTCCTCCGGCTTTCTGGTAAAATTCGTAAGCCTCCCTCTGCTTCTCCTCCGGCATCCCGGACAGTTCGTAAGCCGCCGAAAATGTAATCAGCTCCTTGTTTAACGCCTCCCTCAGTTCCGGCAGCAGATTGTTATTGACGCTCTCAATCTGCGCAACCTTTGTCTTGGATACTCCCATCATAGAGGCCACGGTGTCCCGTAATCTTCCGGAATTCAGGTCATATCCTTTTATTTTCCTGCCTGCTGCCCTCATGCGCTCAAGAGAGGCCTTTAACCGTTTTTCCTCCTCCACGATATCCGCAACACGCTTTGTCCGGTATGCGTTGGCGCTGATGATCTCTATCTGCTCTTCGTCATCATCCTGGGGTGTTGCCAGCTTGCAGGTGGCGATCTCAAATTCTTTGTGACCTTCCGCTACAAGCGCTTTTAACGCCTCCCAGCGCCTCTCCCCCGATACGATCCGGTATTCTCCCTCTTCGCATGGTTTTTCCACGAGTTCGAGCGGCTGCTGCAGGCCGTTCATAAGGATATTGTTTTTCAGTTCTTCGATATCCGCCACCTTGTAAAAATTCATTTCATTTCGATAGATTTTAAAGATGGAGATATCTTTTGTCCGAAATCTTGCTTTCGGTGATTCATCGTTCCCCGGCCTGCTGTTTTTATTCAGCATGTCCATGACTGTAAATCCTGCCATTCTCCCGACTCCTCCTATGTCATTACCATATTCAGTATTTCCGCAATCTCCTTGTATTCGCATTCACCCTTTTCAATCTCCCGCTCCAATCTGGTCGATACTCTTAAATTGCTTTTTTTTCATGGCTTCCTTTCGTTTCTGTTCCTTTTTCACCAGCACCTCATTCATCTGATCCATCCGTCTTTGCAAATACTGTACTGTCTGCCCTGCTAATTCCACATGGTTTTCAACCAATATCTTGATGATCTCGATTCTTTTCATTCCATTCAGATCCGCAAGTATCTGCGTCTGTTCATTTGGTTGTCTGGCTCCCTTGTACGAGATACAGATCTCATGCTCTGTCATCGGCGGTTTCCCTCCTCCCTCTATTCCGTTAATTTCTGTTTCCTGGTCTCCATTCTCTCCACGTTGATCTCTCCCTTGCTATTCTGCGATACCGAGGCTTTCACTCCTCCCCGCAGGTTCAGCGTGACCTTTGCAAGTCCTCCGGTATAGATTTCCTCGACTGCTGCCTTCAGCAATTTTACGATGTCCTCCCGGATTCTCTTATCTTGCGGCGCTTCCCCTCCAAACAGCTTTTCTACATTTTTCAGCGCATTCTCTTTGCGGTTTTTTTCCTTCTGATAGTCTGCTGCCTCATCACAGCTACAGTTCATGGTGGCGATCTCCTGTGCCTGCGGTTCCGTCAAATCGTCATCCCCCATAAACTGCACCATCTGGCCGCAGAATCTGCAGGGCGCCGTCTGCAGGATTTCTTTTACCTTCCCCATGCCTATCCCTCCATTTCCTCAAGCAGCTCCCTCACAATCTCCCGATAATCCTTTGTCGCAATCCCGTTCCGGGAGAACTCCGGCAGGACGGTCATTGCTATGGTTGCCTTCTCCGCTAGTACGGAACGTCTCACTGGTACCGTAAATACATCCAGGCCGGATGACGTGCGAAGCCATTCCTCAAATTCCAGGGACGTCTTGTTTTTCTGCCGCATGGTAAGGATCCCCTTGATCCTTAATTCCGGGTTGATGTCCTGCAGATCCTTCACCTGGTCGCACAGGTTGTTGATTGCCTCATTCTCGTATCCGCCCACTTTTACTGGCGCAATAATCAGTTCTGCGGCGATCAAGATATTAACCACCACCATGTCAAACAAGCGGCCGCAGTCACAGATACAGTAGTCGTACTCCTTTGATACCTCTGCAAGTGCCTCCGTAAGCCTCGTGATCTGGTTTTCCTCCTGGCTCATCATAAGGTTTAAATCCGTCCGCACCAGATATCCGTTAGCCGGTATAATATCTATGTTCGGGTACTTCGTTGGCCAGATCAAATCCTGGGTATGGTATGCCCCACCAGCGCATACATGATATTCCAAAAGTTCGCTCATTCCGGTTTCTTCCGTCTCGTAAACTCCAAATGTCTTTGAGGTGTCTCCCTGCGGATCGCCGTCAAGCACCAGCACCTTCTTTTCCTGCTCTTCCCCGAGTATATAAGCGATGGAGTCGGCGGTTGTTGTCTTCCCGATTCCTCCCTTTGGGGACATTACTGCTATCACCTTCATCTTTTTTCCTCCTTCAGTATGCTGTTATTCATAATATTCATAGCGCCTGCTTCTAACTCCGGGGTCTTTCTATATGGCAGATTGATATATTCCTCAATTGCCTCAATTGCCCTTTCTGCGGAATAGCACGTCACCACGAAATATCCATTCTGCTCCATATCTGCAAGAAATTCTTTCTGCCTGTCGGTCTGCCGGTTGCTGCCGAATTTCATTTCTATGTACATGCCGCCGTAAATTCCCTTCTGACAGGGAAGAAAGAGATCGGACACTCCCGCCTTGACTCCCATTTCTTTCAGTTTGGCCGCTTCCAGCCGGTTCCTGCTGCCGCCGTTCGGGATATGGTGCAGCCACTTGAGTTCCGGGTACTTCCCGGTATGCCAGTGCGCCCAGTTGATTACCTGTATCTGCTCCGTATCCTCACTTCTCTTTGCATATTTCATGTTCATCTTCTTTTTCACCTTCTTTCCGGTATCCCGTCTTTCCTGCACATCCTGTAGTATTCGCAGAACAGGCATACATAATGGCATTCCCGGACCTTAAGCATCCAGGTGATCCGCCCGGCCAATTCCATGAGCAAATCTTTTATTCTCTTCCCCTTTCTACGTAACTTTCTTCTTCGTTTTAGCCATCTTCTCGTCATTCGCCTCCGCCCTCCTTTTCCGCATTCTTGCATGTATGTAAAACATTCCGTTAAAATCGTTGTAGTAAACTGCAGCATTGGTAAAATCATACTCTGGATACCATTTTTTCATCTGGTCTTCTATTCTGTTCTGATTTTTCACCATGTCCTTTACAAATTTTTCTATCTTCCTGTAGTTCCCTTTCCCCTTTTCCGGCTGCTTGGAATGCACCACACGGATATCCGGGTCTTTCAAGCCTTTAGAGGAATTCCAACGCTTCTCCGACTTGATTCTGTATTTGTCCTTGACTATGTAACGGGACAGGCCGGACAGGCCGTTCTCATCCTTCTGGAGTCTTCTGACCTCATTTCTGCTACCCTGCTTCCAGCATTTTTCTACGGTATCCATATCAAGCGCACCGTCCATGACAATGTGGTAATGCCACCGGATATCCGCATATGGATCGTACTCAATGACATAGACGTACTTCGCATTCCCCAGCCCCAGTTTCCGCCTCCGGTAATTGATCCGCTTAAAGTAGTTCCGTATAATCTTTATCGCCGCATCAATGTCTCCGTCCGGGGGCAGATGTGCATCATCAAATGTCAGCGTGATCCAGATGTCCCGATTGGTAAAATTACGGTTTATCAGTCTCTCCACGTATTTCCGTGCGTTCTTATCATTCAGATTCTTCTGCGCTCTGGAATTATCTTTTTTGACACTCCGGCCTTCTTCCGGTACTTCGTCCATGCTCCGAAACTGCGGATAGATCTCTGCCTCAAGCTGCTCCCCCGCTCTGATCTCTTTGAGCGCATACACCATTTTCTTCCGGTATGTAAACATATTTTCGACAACCCACTCATGCAGATCCTCAAGCTGCTTACTGTATGCCGCCTCAT